AATGATATATTCATGGAGATGGAGTATTTTAACGACGGCGACGAGCCGTTCTTCATCATGAACATGGATGAGATAACATCGGACGAATATTTAGACTACTTAAACTTGAATAAAACTATAAATGAAATCGAACAGGACGGAAACATTCGAAGCGGTAAGGAATCAGATTGCTGAAATAAACAATGTGAGTGTAGAAAGTCTACTAAGCAAGACAAGGAAGCATGAGCTGGTTCGAGTTAGGTGTATGGCCTACAACATATTATACTATAGATATGGGGCTAACCTCTCCGAGATAGGAAGGCTTTTTAATAGACATCACGCCACGATTATACATGGCATGGAAACCCATAAGAGTCTACTCGCCACCGACGAGACATACGTGAGTGACTACGGACACACCGACAGTGTAGTTCAAAGTGAGCAGGTAACAAGCTCAAGAAATAGGGCCATAAGTATACTAGAATCATTAGAATCGTTCACAA